TTAAATTAAAGAAATAAAATGATAAAGCTTACTCAATTAAACGAAGCATCTGAAATAAAATTCAAAGAATTAAAACCTATTCAACAAAAACAGGTTGTGGCATTTCAAAAAGTAATTGGTGCAGACCATTCTCAAATTTTTTCTGGTATTCACGGAATGGTTGTAGATATTCCAGCAGATGGTAACTTTGGAAGTGGTTATCGTTTTGGAGCTGATACTCTTAAAAAATTATTAGCATTAAAAATTCGTTGGGTTGAAGCGGATGGTGATTTAATTTCAATAGGATTTTAATATGATAAGTTTAAAAAATATACTAAACGAAACAGCTAGTAAAGAAGCAATGGGAATTGCTGGATTTACTGGTACTCGTGGAATTGCAGTACAAAAATTTATAGATGATTTCAATTTGAATGCTAAGCAACTTTTTAACTTTATAGCTAAAGGAAAGTTAAAAGATAGAATGGACTTCGCAACAGCAATAAGTGGAAGACCGGGTAACAAATATCAAGGTAACTTTGTAGGTATGTTTGGAGAAAGTATAGTAACCGAAGCATCATTCCAAAAAGGTAAAACCTATGGTGGAACTAAATGTGAAGGTGGTTGCTTTATGGGTAAAGAAGGTTTAAAGAAAATAATTAAAATATCCAAAGAATTACCTAATAATGTTTTTATGTTTAGGGATGATAACTACTCTGGATTACAACCACACTTTATTAAGAATGGTGTAGTTGCTAAAGCAAATACAATTGGTAATCCATCTTACGATTTAGAAAGACATAAAGTAAGAAATTTAAATATAGGTAAAGATGTAATTCTTTCTGTTAGATTATTTGAAGGAACTACTGAATCTATAAAAGAAGCTAAATCGGATTATCCCGTATATCACTTCACATATTCAGCAGCTATCAATACTGCTAAAGAGTATGCAGAAAAGAAAGGATATGAAGTAGATGATGAGGATTCATTTAGAAAGATAGGAATGGGCCCTAGAAAACCATCTGCTGGAAAAACAAATAGATTCTCAATTGAATTAACTAAAGGTGGTAAACCACAAAAGAAGTTATTACATATTCAGGTTTATAATATGGGAACTTTCAAAAGAGATAATTCAGATGGTTCTTATACTAAGAGTTTACACGGTGGACAGGATAGATATGAACTAAACGCTTATATTAACTAATGAAACTCTCAGAATGCATTATCGTATCTAAAGAAATTAACGATAAATTTATCTTAGCTAAGAATAGAGATAGAGCTTATAATCCATCTTTAGAAATAGTACATACTATCATTGATGGTGTGGAAGTTGCATATCTGCACGATTTAGTAACTGATTGGAGTGAGGGTTTAAATGAAAACGGAATAGGTGTTGTAAACTCAGCACTATTAGTTGGACACGATGAAGCTGAACATAAGATTGTAAAGAAGGGTGGTAAACCTGGACCTGATGGTGACAAGATGAGAAACATCATTAAGCAACCTACCTTAATGGATGCAGTAAGAGCTGCACTATCATATAAGGGCAAGAGTGGATTATCTTTGAAAGGTCATACATTTGTATCATCTACAAAACATTTGGTTAGTATTGAAACTACATCAAAGCATAAGCCTGATGTTAAACTTCAAAACTCCGAATCACCTGTTGTTCGTACAAATCACGGACATATGTTCACAGATGCTGGATACACAAGTGGTGAAAAATACTTAAGCTCAAAATTGAGAAAGATATCAGCAGAGAAATCAGTTGATAAAGTAGAAGATTGGAAAGAAATAGCACAAGCTATGAGAAAGGAATACTTCCCAACTAAACCTCAATTGAATATGAAAAGAGACACTGAAGAAATGTCTACTTCTTCACAAACGGTAATGAATCTGACAGACCGTATATTACAAATAACCTACTTTAAAGGTAAGGTGGATGAATTCAAAGGTATTAATAGACAATTGCCTGAAGGATATCAACCAAAGATTACAATCGAAGTAATCCCAGTTTAATTTCAACATTTTAATAGAACCATATTTATATACATACAAAATGTAAATATATTAATATGTCAAACGATTTCGAATTATTTCCAGGTAAATCCCTAAATGGGTTATTTCAGGATATATACAACAACCAAGTACATAAGAAAGCAAGAATCAGCGATTTAATCAATGATTTAAAAAATATGGTTAGAAGTCCAAGCGATATGGGTAACTTAGGACCATTAATCAATTCACTAATAGATAGTTCAATTAGAAACGATGACCATTTGGTTAAGTTAGCGGCTATTGCAACTAAGATTGTAGCAGCTGATAAAAAGACTGAAGGACAAGAAGGATTCCTATCACCATTTGAGAAAGAACAATTACTTAGAGATTTGGAAACTACTAAAGAGGAAGTTGAGAGAGTGGATGATTTGGAATTTGAAATGGAGGAGTTAAAAAAGAAAATGAAGTAATATGGGATTACAAAATTCAAGCGTATCAGCAGTACAAGCAGCACAATCGGCAGGAGTAGATGGTGCAAAATCGCAAGGTGTAGTTTATAGTGTAATATTAGATGAAACACATCCTTATTTAAAAAATAGAGAAGATACTAAAAATAAAGAATCTATTTTTATTGGAGCAATTCAATATAGATTGACAGGTCAACCATCAAGTGATGAAGCGAGTTTACCTATTGCTTATCCAATAGATAAAAATTTAAAAACACTACCAGTAAAAAATGAATCGGTAGAGATTATAAAAGGCGCTGGTGGTACAACGTATTATAAAAGAATAGGACCTGAAGTATCGCCATTTGTAGATGCTGACCCAAACAATATATCCAAATTATTTAATCCAGTAGAAGCAACTGAAAATAAATCAAAAGAATACGCTAAAGTACAATCTACGGGAATCGCTAGAAGTAATACAGATGAAACTTCAAAATATAATGGATATGGCGATTACTTTACATATGAAAAAGGTATTCACAAATTAAAATTATGGGAAGGTGATACTTTATTTGAAAGTAGATTTGGACAATCAATTAGATTTTCTGGATATAATAACGATGTAAAGAAATATTCGCCAGCAATCATAATAAGAAATGGTGAGAATGCAGATTCTAAAAAATTATTAGAAAATGAAGTAACTAAAGAAGATATAAATAGAGATGGTAGTATAATAGCTATGACATCTGATAAATTTCAATTAGGATTTGTTCCAGGTAAAGTTGATGATAAGGGTAAAGGTGATTTTGAAACAAAGCCTGAATCTTTTGAAAATTATCCTGATAAGTTGGTTGGTGACCAACTACTTTTAAATTCAGGTAGAATAATTTTATCAGCAAAGACTGGTGAAATGATGTTTTACTCTAAAAAGAATTATGGATTTATTTCAGATGGTGCAATGTCTATTGATAATAAAGGTGGTATTGATATAAGCGTTAAAGATAATATTCATATTGTAACAAACAATAGAGATTTTGCAATTCATAGTGGTAAGGGTTCTATATTTTTAGGAGATGTTGAATTAGAACCATTGGTTAAAGGAAAGAAGTTAGTTGAACTATTAGCAGAACTATTAGATGCAATAGTTGCACAAAATTACTTAACACCATCAGGCCCATCTAAAATAGGACCTGAAAATTTACCAACGTTTAGTAAAATCAAATCCAAACTAAATGATATTTTAAGTAAATTAAACCAAACATCTTAATATGGAAAATTTAAGTGAACAAGCATCAAACGCAGCTGGAAATGCACAAGCAACCGCAACAAACGCAGCTGGAAATGCATCAGCAGCAGCATCAAACGCAGCTGGAAATGCATCAGCAGCAGCATCAAACGCAGTTGGAAATGCAACATCAGCTGCAACAAATGCGGTGGGTGATATACAATCAAAAATACCAAAACCACCTGCAGTACCACAATTACCTAAGTTACCAAACGTACCACAATTACCTGGTGTTCCTGAATTTAAACAAAAAGAATTACCAGTACCAAAGAAACTTAAAAATAATAAATTCAAAGATAAGTTAGCGGCAGCTGCAGCTAAAGCAAAACAATTAGTAGCAAAGGGACAAGCAGCAGTAGCTGGGGCTCAAGAAAAAGCACAAGCAGCTATAACTGGGGCTCAAGAAAAAGCACAAGCAGCCGTAGCAACTGCACAAGAAAAAGCTCAAGCGGCCGTATCAACTGCACAAGATAAAGTAAAACAAGGAATTGCAAGTGCAGAAGAAAAAGCAACTGCTACTGCAGAAAAAGCTAAACAAAGTGTAAAGGATGAAATTAAAAAGGCTCAAGAAGAAAATGGTGGCAAACCATTGACAGAAGTAGAAAAAGATAAAATTACAATTAACAAAACAACAGAAATTGCTGAAAAGGATGCAAAGCCAACGCAAGATGCAGCTAAAGCAGCTATTGAAAAATCAAATCAAACCATAGGTGAGCCTGATTTAACTGAACCTCAAAAATTCGTAGAAACATATGAAGGTTTAGATACGGGTAAAAAATTCTATTTGTATATTGAACGAAACAAAAAAGGATTTTATATAACAAGTGCATACAAAAATCAAAATAAAACAGGATTTATAACTGGTACTTCTTTTACAAATATATATCCTGATAGAGCTATTAACACACTTCAAGGACATATAGATACCTATTTAGATGTTTAAAAAAATTAATTATGTCTTGGCAAACATTTAAAGATAACATATTAAATCTTTCTAATAGTCCAGAAAGTATTGCGGATGTAGATATTGTAGCAAAAACATATGCTAATGAATACGATGCTGCAATTAAAAGAGGAAAGGATTCACTTCATCAAATATCTTTACAAAAAGGAAATGTTGAAGCTATGACTCAATTATTCAAAGCAGCTTTATTAAAAGGACAAACATCAACTGCACCATATGATTTGGTTGGTGAGATGGGTAAGGGTGTAATTGCATATTGGAGTGGGGCAACGATGAATAATTTTCCAACACCTATAATTCCAGCAACGGGAGCAACTTCAAATGTTTCTGTTGTAACTAATATAGTAGTTAATCCGGGTCAATGGACTCCACCAATAGCATCTCCATCAATACCAACGCAAGATTCGGTTGATGCGGAAGAAGCAGCTGCTGTTGAGAGGGATATCAATGAAGAATATCCAATGAGTCAAGCAGCATACGAAGCACAATTTGAAAATGAGGAAGATGCTATGGCAAATAATAGTCAAGTTACTGAAGCAGAAGCTTTAAATTCAATCAAGGAATATAAATCTGAACTTAATAATTCTGATGATGATGGTGTAGTATTAGGGGAAGACCCACCACTTGGAGAAAGCGGAAGTCTTGATTTTGGTACTGGGCCCGTATCAGTAGCAAGTACTAGTGGTACTAGCGGTGCTAGTGGCGGTGGTGGTAGTGATGGGCCCGATAAACCAAAACCGGTATTAGTTGGAAAGGGTGATGAAGCTTTATTTAAGAAATGTGGTAATGGACATTGGCCGGCAAAAGGTACTCCGGGTAATTTTGAAGTAAGTACTACTGAAAAAGGAAAATGTCCTAGATATTGGTATAAAGTTAATAATGATTATTTAAAAGCTAATTGTACTGAAATAATGTTCCCAACTAAAAAAGGAAGTTCTAAAATAATGGTTCATAAAAATTTAGCAGCAATTATAAAGCCCGCAATAGAAAAGATTAAAGCACAGGGTTTACAAAAATATATTGAAAATTGTGCCGGCGGACTTGCAGTTAGAAATGTAACTTGTGGAACCCGATTCTCAAACCATGCATGGGGAACTGCTATTGATATGAATACTTCTGTTTATCCGTATGGATATAATTTTAAAGATGATGGTATATATAGTGGTAAGACAAAAGTTAGAGACCTGAATGAATTTGATAAAGGATTTCAACAAGTGGCAGCAATATTCAAATCACAGGGAATGACGTGGCTAAGTAGAAATGACCCAATGCACGTTTCAATATATGAATAAAAAACTATAATATGTCAGTAATTCCACCAACAAAAAAAACATCTGTTATAGTAGATGATTTTATATCATATGCTACACTACATCTATCTACTGTGAGTGGTGTTATAAATACAGTATCATTATATCCACCGATTGGAACTCCGGGACCTGGTATAATAAATTGGACTGGATATATGGTTACTCCAGCAAAACGTGGAGAAGCTGGTGATTTTGATTCCGAAGAAGCGGCAGTAATTGAAAGAGATATAAATGTAGAATACCCAGCTAGTCAGGCCGCTTATGAAGCTCAATTCGCAAGTGAAGAAGATGCTATGGCAAATAACAGTCAAGTTACTTCAGAAGAAGCTTTAAATTCTGTCAAAGAGTATAATGAAGAAGTTAATCAATCCGGTGATGATGGCGTAATATTAGGAGAAGACCCACCACTTGGAGAAAGTGGTAGTCTTGATTTTGGTACTGGACCCACATCAGGAACAGCTGGCACTAGCGGTGCTAGTGGTGGTTCTGGTGCAGGTACGCCGGATAAACCAAAACCACAATTAGCTGGTAGAGGTGATGAGGCTTTATTTAAGAAATGTGGAAGCGGTCATTGGCCAGCAAAGGGTTCGCCTGGTTCATTTGAAGTACAAACAACTGAAAGTGGAAAATGTCCTAGATATTGGTATAAGGTTAATAATGAATATTTAAAAGCTAATTGTACTGAAATTATGTTCCCAACTAAAAAAGGTGCTTCTAAAATAATGGTTCATAAAAATTTAGCAGCAATCATAAAACCAGCTATTGACAAAATAAAAGCACAGGGTTTACAAAAATATATTGAAAATTGCGCAGGTGGGTTGGCAGTTAGAAACGTAACTTGTGGTACTAGATTCTCAAATCACGCTTGGGGAACTGCAATAGATATGAACACATCTGTATATCCATATGGTTATAATTTTAAAGATGACGGGATATATAGTGGTAAGACAAAAGTTAGAGATTTAAATGAGTTTGATAAAGGATTTCAGCAAGTTGCTGCAATATTTAAATCACAGGGAATGACATGGTTAAGTCGTAATGACCCTATGCACGTTTCAATATATGAATAGAAATATAACCTTTTCAGGTTAAATCTCAAAAATACTTAATTGAAATATTTATAAACATAACAAAACAATATATGGACACAGATAAACTATTAAAAGCTATACAAATCCTTATAAAAGAGGAATTGAAGGAGCAATTACCTGCGTTAATCAAAGAATCCGTACAAAAGGAAGTAAAAAGATTATTAAGCGAAGGTAGACAACCAGTACAACCTAAAAATACTGGATTATCAATGGCTAAGGCTATGATGGAGGATGAACCAATTCAAGAATCAGTTCAACAAAAAGTAGCACCACAAAAAACATTTAGCAAAAACCCAATGATTAACCAAATCCTAAATGAAACAAGAGGTGGAATTCCACAAGGAGATGGTGGGTATAGAACAATGAATTTTGGACAAGGTGACATGGGTTCACTTGTAGGTGGTACTGCATTAGCTGAAAAAATGGGTTATGGTGAAATGGCTAAAGGACCTTCTCCAACTGGATTGGGTGTGAATACTGGAGTAGCTGAAATAGATAAAGCTCTGAATAGAGATTATTCAGAACTTGTAAAAAGATTTAAAAAGAAGTAATGGCAATTGTATTAGGACAAAAATTAGTACAAGATACTAAAAAGTATGAAGATTATGCGATAGGTATATCATTGCCAATCCAAATCGGTAATACTGCGTTCAATCAAACCTTTACAACTAATGAGCAAATAAAATCAAATGTAAAAAATTTACTATTAACCAAAAAAGGTGAAAGAGTAATGCAACCTAATTTTGGTAGTGGTCTTCAAGAATTACTTTTTGATTTTAATGATGATACTTTGCCTGGTAAAATTGAAGATGCAATAACAATTGCATTGGAACAATGGTTACCATATGTTACAATAGAACAAATAGATGTAGAAAGTACAAATAATAATAGAGATAATAACTTAGTTAATGTGTCTGTTACTTTTGGATTATTAAATCAACCTGATTTAAATACTGTATCTTTTACAATAGCCGCTTAATAAATAAAAAATGGGAATAACTGTAACAAATAAAAATTTTAAAAATAAAGGAAAAGATATAAAATATCTTGATAAAGATTTTATTGGATTTAGAAATAATCTAGTAGAGTTTGCAAAAAGCTATTTCCCAAAAACATATTCTGATTTTAATGAATCATCTCCTGGTATGATGTTTATTGAGATGGCATCTTATATAGGTGATTCTCTATCATATTATATTGATGATACATTAAAAGAATCATTGATGGTATATGCTGAAGATATAAAAAGTGTATTAGCATTATCTCAATATTTAGGATACAAACCAAAGGTATCATCGCCAGCAATTACAACAATATCGGTGTATCAGTTAGTTCCATCTATTGGAATCGGAGTAAATAATTTACCTGATACAAAATATTTTTTAAGAATCAAAGAAGGATTACAATCAGCATCAACAAAAGATGGTATATTATTCAGAACAACAGACGCTGTTGATTTTTCCGATGAAAATGGTAGAGAAGTTAGTGTTTATCAAAGAGATTCTGCAACTGGAGAACCAAGCTTTTATTTAATTAAAAAATATGTACAAGCAATATCTGGTGAGTTGGTAGAGAAGGCAGTTACATTTGATTCATATTCTCCATTTGAAAAAATAGTATTAGATGAAACTAATGTTATTCAAATATACGATGTAAGAGATAGTGGTAATAACAAATGGTATGAAGTACCATATTTGGCACAAGAAATGGTTTTTATAGATGTACCAAATACAGAAGTAAATGATGCAGATTTATATCAATTTAAAACAACTGTACCATATATTTTAAAAACAATAAAAACTCCAAGAAGATTTGTTGCAAAAGTAGATGAAGAAAGTAGAACTGTTATTCAATTTGGCGCAGGTGATTCATCGGCATCGGATGAGCAATTAATTCCAAATCTTAAAAATGTTGGATTGGGATTACCAAACTCTATTAGTAGATTAGAAGAATCATTCGACCCAACAAACTTCTTAAAAACAAAAACATACGGAACATCGCCATCGGCAACAACAATGACTGTTAGATATTTAATTGGTGGTGGTGTTAAATCAAATGTAGCAACCGGTCAATTGACTAGAATTAATAAAATAGAATTTGAAGAAGATACACAAGCATTGACTGATAGTGAAAGAGCAATTTACGAAGCAACAAAAAACTCTGTAGCGATTGATAATGAAGTAACCGCTGCAGGTGGTAGAGGGGGCGAGACTGTTGAAGAAATTAGACAAAACGCTTTAGCAAACTTTGGTTCTCAAAATAGAGCAGTAACAGCAAAAGATTATCAGGTAAGAGTTTTATCTATGCCTGCAAAATTTGGAGCAGTTGCAAAAGCATACGCTGTAGCTGATGGTACAATAGATAATAACTCACCGGCATCCATATTAGCATCGCCTAATAATTTGCAAGAATTTACTGATTTAGTAATGAGTTTTGTAAATATGCCTGATAGTGAAGAACCATCTGAGCAATCGGTAAAAGAAGATATTACACAATATTTAATTGGAAAGACTTCAAATGAAAATGAAAAGAATAACCCATTTGCAATTAATTTATATTTGTTAGGATATGATTTATTTGGAAGATTAGTACCACTTACTAGAGGCGTTAAAGAAAATGTAAAGACTTATTTAAATGAGTATAGATTACTAACTGATGGTATTAATATTAATGATGGATTCATTATAAACATAGGTATTGAATTTGAAATATCAGTTTATCAGAATTATAATAAAAGTGAAGTATTAGCAAAATGTATTGCAGAATTAAAAGATTATTTTAATATTGATAACTGGCAATTTAATCAAACAATAAATTTGAGTGAAGTTGAATTATTAATAGCAAATATAGAAGGAGTTTCATCTGTTCCAAGTTTATCAATAGTGAATAAATGTGGTGGTAAGTACGGACCAAATTCATATAATATAGAAGCGGCAACTAAAGCTAAGATTGTATATCCATCTTTAGACCCATCTATTTTTGAAATTAAATATCCGGATTCGGACATAAAAGGAAGAGCAAAATAATGGGATACTACTTTTTAACAGCATCAAAAGATGCAACGCTTTATCTTCAACAACCCAATCAAAATACTGGGCTTGATGAAATCTTAGAAATAAGTAAAATATATTATGGTAACATAAAGGATGTATCTCATACTTTAATTAAATTTGATTTGGGTTATATATCTAAATCAATCGTAGATAGTAGTATTGGATTTAATGATGCAAATTTAATTTTAAGAGAAACTCAAACAAATGAAATTCCATTAGAATATACAATATATGCAAATGCATTATCTGGTAGTTGGCAAATGGGTATTGGTACTCGTTTTGATAACATATCAACACAAGGTGTAACATGGAATTATAGAGAAGGTGATACTAACTTAGAATGGTTACAAAATAACTTTGCACCAAATACAACCGCTAGTATAAACAATGGAGTAGGTGGAACTTGGTGGACACAATACGCAGCTTCTCAATCATTTAATTATCAAACTTCTGATATTAATATGGATGTAAAATCTATGTTACAAATTTGGATGACTGGTTCTGTAAATGGTATTGTAAGACCAAATGATGGATTTATTTTAAAATATCCAACCGAAGTAGAATCCAATACAGAAGATTATGGTGTAATTAAATTTTTTAGTAAAGAGACTCATACGATATATCAACCAAAGATTAGAATAGGTTGGGATGACCAATTATATGTAACTGGTTCATTGACGGCATTAACTGCAGAAGATATTAAAATTGGTATTAATAATTTAAAGAAAGAATATAAACTAAATAGTATTGCTAAAATAAGAATATTTGGTAGAGAATTATATCCATTAAAAACTTTCTCTAATCAATTTTCATATAATACTCAAAAGTATTTACCACAAACTACATATTATCAAATAAGAGATTTTTCATCTAATGATATTATAATTCCGTTTGGCAACTATTCTAAAATAAGTTGTGATTCTGATGGAAACTATATAAAACTTAATCTATCGAATTGGGAAGCTGATAGGGTTTATAAAATAGAATTTATGGTTGAACAAAATGGTGGCTCTCAATATTTTGATGATAATATAACATTTAGTATAGCAAAGAACTAGAAATGATAAAAAGATTAATAAAGACAGGTTTACGAAATGAAGATAAAATATCAGAACTTTTAGTTAGTGGTTCATTGGCAATCAAAACTAAAAATGATTTTGGTGTTCATGTATTTAGTGGATCTGTTGCGACTGATGGTATAGTTTCTGGTAAATTAACAAAACCAAAATATAATGAGGTTGAAGTTATAAAATCAATAGATACTAATATTGTGGAATTAATACCAGTGGAAGCACCGGATTTACCACCAACAATATTACTTACATCTTATAATCAAGCTAATCAATTAATAGCAGATTTGACATTACAAGTTGAAAGATTAAATAATGTTACTCTTGATTTAGCATCTAAGGTTAAAGAATTAGAAATAGTAACCCAAAGTCTTGCAGTGGAGATTGATTCTAGAGATTTACTATTAGCTGTATCTCAAAACCAAACACAACAAGCAAATTCAAAGATAGAAAGTAG